CCCGGGGCTGCACGATCGTGACCGTGATGCGGTCGACCTTCAGGCCCGGGTTGGCGAGCAGCGCGCCGAGGGCGTAGGTCCGCAGCTGCGGGTTGCCCTCGACGTCCACAACGCCGACGCCGTGCTTCAGGTCGACGACCTCGAGACGATCGTCGCCATCGTGGTAGATGACAGCGTCGGCCGTTCCGCCGGCGTCAAACGGCGGGTTGAGCGAAGCCAAGGAGAAGCGCTGCTCCACCCATAGAGGGTTCAGACCGAACACCGCCGTCTCCATGACGTAGGTCACGTACTCCGACGCCGACGACACGATCTCGTCGTCGACCTCGATCTCGTGCTCCTTGGTCTTCTCGATCGTGCCGAGCAGCGAGGCGGGCTCGATGCCGCCGCGCAAGCACTTCTCGCTGACCTGGTGCGTTGCGGTCCCGCGAGCGGCGTGGATGCTCTCGGGCTGCTGCCCCGTGCCGGCGATCATCGCGAGACGACCAGGGCAGTGACAGTTCGCAGCCGTGCTGCTGGCGCTCCAGGTGGCGTGGTCGCGGATGCCGTGGTCGACAGTCATTCGACCCTCCAAACGCGCAGACCGCCATTAACCCTGCGAGTGACGAACCGAACATTGTTCAGTCTCGCGTAGTACTGCGATCTTGAGCGAACTCTCCGATGATCACTTCGTTGATCGCTTTCGACCAAGAAGCTGTCGCCGACACCCATCTCGGCGAACGGATATTCGCTGACATACTCCCGCGCGAAGACCGGGATCGGGATGGCCTTTTCGATCTGCATCACACCTTCTCCCGGCCGAAGCGGTTGCTCTCCGTGGCGGCCTTAAACGCCGCGACGATCGCGCCGTACTTGTCCTCGGGGAAGGCAGTCATCTTCCAGTTCGGGACGCCGGCCGGCGGCTCGCCGAGCACCTCCTTGACGATCACCTGACCGTCGACCTGCACGGCCGGCAAGCCGTAGGCGTGCGAGTAGGCGCCCATGATGGCCCGCACGTCCTCCAGCGTCGCCGGGGCGTCCGGCACGGCCGTCGCAGCCACCTCGGCGTGCTCGTCCGCGATGTCCTGGATCTGGTCTTCTTCGGGCTCGTCCTCCGGGCCGACGCGGGTGTCGCCGGTGCTGATCGCCGCGGGCTCGGCGATGGCCTCGGCCTCCGCCGCGACCTCGTGCACGATTTCGGCCGTCTCGACGCTCGTCTCCGCGGCCGCCTCGTCCTCGGCGACCTCCTCGGCGGTGCGGCGCTTCCGACCCGGCGACGGCTTGCCGCGCTCGCGCTTTACGTGCTCCTGCACCGACCGCTCGTCGAGCACCGACGGCATCGGCTGAGCGGCGGCCTTCGGCTCGTCCGAAACGGACAAAACGGACGGCTCGGGCATGGCTTTGCTGGCTTTGTCGCCTGCGGTCCAGATCGCTCCTTCGCGATCGACGCGGGTGTGCTGCACGCCGAAGGCGCGCGTGAAGCCGATCGCGGCGAGCGCTTCCTCGACCTGCTGCGCCGGTGTGAGGTCGATGTCGGGGCCGCGCTCGGTCTGCACGGTGATGGTCAGGCTCACGATAATACCTCTCTGATGTCCGCGACCTTGCGGAGGAGAACGGTCTGCAACGCCTCGTCGATCGAACCGGCGAGGGTGCACACCTTCACGAACGCCTGCCGGCGCTGCGTGTGGTTGGTGATCCGGAGAGCCGCCTGCGCCATATCCTTCGGCACGAAGCTGCTCTCGACGAACCAGAGCTCGGATGCTGCGGACAGATCGATCGCCTCACCGGCGGCCAGGATCTGCCCGATGAAGACGCGGCCGCCGGCGCCGAAGTGCTCCACCGCCGCGTCGCGACCGGCCGGCGGGGTGTGGCCGGCGACCACCGACACGCCGTAGTCGTGCAGCGCGTCCGCGAGCGAGGCGATCACATCGGTGTGCCAGGCCATCAGGACGATCTTGTCGAGGCCGTTGTCGAGCGCCTCCCTCACCGCCTCGACGACGGCCTTCGCCTTGATCTCGCCGGTGAGCCGGCGCATCGGGCCGAGGTGCATCTCGAGCGCGCGGGTGTCACCGGCCTCGGCCGCCGCGAGCACCGCCTTCGTGTCGATGCCGTCGATCTGCCGCCGCACCGCGTCGGAGACCAGGAGCGGCATCGTCTCGTAGATCGGGCCGCGGATGCCGACGTCGGCCTGCGTCCGGCGCAGCAGGAACCCGTCGAGCCGGTCACGCAGCTCCGGCAGGTTCCGGCTGCCGCACACCACGTCGATCGACCGGAACCGACTGATCTTCTTCGGCCGGGTGATGACGTAGCGGTCCATGAAGGCGGCGTGCCCGCGCACGTCCGGCATCTCGTCGCGCGCGGCCAGGCGTTCCGGGCACAGCGCCCGGAGCATCGGGAACAGGTCGGCCGGGCTGTTCGGCAGCGGCGTGCCGGTCAGGCACCACACCGCATCGGCACGGCTGCGGAGCGCCAGGGCGGCCGCCGCGGCATCGCCGTCGGTCCGCGGGTCGCCGTAGACGGCGCGGGTCCGGGCGGCCTCGTAGGTCTTAGCGTAGTGGCTCTCGTCGAGGATCAGCAGATCGAAGTGCTGCCGCAGCATGGCCGCGCGCTGCTCGGCCTGCGTGACCCCAGCCCACGACACGATCTGCACGTCGGCCGCGCTCGGCCCGATGCTGACGGACCGGCGGAACTTGGGCCAGGTGTCGAAGGCCTTGCGCCAGACCGCGCGGCCCGAGGCCGTCGTCACGACGCAGATTCGTTGCGCCATGATCAGGTCGGCTGCAATGATCGCCGTGCCGGTCTTGCCCGTGCGCGGCTCAGAGGCGTTGAGCGCGGTCGTCTGGCTGGCGAGCCAGCGCGCGTCGGCGGTCTGATGCGGGTAGGGGGTGAGCATCAGTCGCAGCTACGAAGAATTTCAAGCGTCTCTTCATGCGTTATGACCTCATCACGCCGGAGCCGGAGAAGCAGTCGCGCAACTACGCCCGTCATGACAGCCAGAAGCGTGTCTTGTGGTGATAGCTCGTCGCGCCCCTCGGCCAACTGTGCTGCTCGCGCCATCAATATCTGCGCTATCAACTTCTCGTCCATCACAAGCACTCCAGCTTCTCAGGTTCAGCAGGGTCGTCCGTTTCTTCCGTTCGTATGTCACTAGAACGGACGAAACGGACGCTGTCAACGTGCAAAATCAAGCCGTCTCGGTGATCAGGCGGTCCAAGTACCAGCGCGCCTTCTTCAGGCTCTCGACGCCGCCCTTGTGCTCGTAGCGCCAGAGGTATTTGACCGCGTTGCCGCGCAGATACCCGGCGAAGGCCTCGGCCGTCATGGCGGCCTTGATCGCTTCGATGCACTCGACACCGCCCTGCGTGTAGTGGGCCGGCTGATTCACCGGATCGGGCGCGGCAGGGTCGCGGACTTCTTCCACAAGGTCGTACCCGCTCGGTCTTGCTTCATCGACGTATCGACCGTCTCGCATCCAACACTCGTTCCCGTTCCCGTTCATCGGATAGGTCTGGTGCTTGTCGTCAGAAAGAATAGTGTAGCGTGCACCATTACGAGCGCGATACGTCTTGCCGACCTCCAGCTTAAGAGAAGATGTCATCGTCTTGTCCTCCGTTCAGGGGGGTCACCCGCACCGTGAGCGACGGTGCCGCGCTGTAGAACTTCTGCACCCGGCCATCGACGATCTGCGAATCATCGACCCACACCACGAGGTTGAGAGCGTCCAGGATCTTGCCGAAATTGTCCCAGTCCGGTTTCTTCGTCGGCCTGGTCTCGCCGGACAGGGCGGAGGCCGCGGCACGCTTCGACCAGCTCTTCGCGACGGGCATCGCCGCCACGATGTCGACCCGGAGCGGCCCATCCAATAGCGGCCGCCCTGCCATCACGTTCTGTGCAGCAAGAGCGAGCCGGCTTTCGTAGTTGACCGTGCGCTCGGGCGTGTAGGTCCGGCCGGACTGCCGGCTGAACCGCACGCGCTCCTTGCCCATCGGCGCGCCGAGAAGCGTGATCTCAATCATGCCGAGGCGTCGACCCCCGCGGCCGTTTGCGGACAGAGCAGATGGTCAATACGACGCCGTAGAGCGTCGACCGTGACGTGGTCCCGCAAGTGGTCAAGCGCTTCGAGGGCATTCTGCGCTTCGTCGGTAGTGCGCGCGTGACGATAGCGGCTCGCCATGAGCCAGAAGTACTGAGCGTGGGCGACCTCTTTGTCCGTTTGCGCCATCCTTTGGTTCCTCCATTTGTATGTCACCGGACTAAACGGACAAAGCCCGCGTGTCAACGCTCAGGAAAAATAGTGCGGTGGCATGCCAGTTGACACCCTGTCCGTTTTGACATACCGATCAGACATACAAACACGACGAAGTGGACAAAACATGAGCGCTGTTACCCGCAACCCTCAGAACTTGTCGAAAGCGGACCTGCTTAGGATCCTATCGGCGAATCTGCTGGATCAGCTCTCGAAAAAGGGTTGGGATCAGGCTGATCTTGTACGGGCCTCGGGCCTGACGAAAGACAGCATCCACTCATACTGCAAGCAGAAGGCGCTTCCTCGGCCACCAGCGCTAGCAAAACTGGCCGCGGCACTTCGATGCAAGCCTTCGGACCTGATGCCGAGCGACCTGGACCTGATCGGCGCCCCGATGCCGAGCAACGCCGCGCCGGGCAGCATGCCGCCGACGATGGAGTTCCTTCCCGGTGACGCGGCCTTCGCTCGGGTCCGCCTCGACCT